AAATAACATCTATGAGTACATCCTGTCGTTCTTACTAAGAAGTGAGGACGTCCTGCTCTTGATCCTTCTGTTTGAATGCATGTATATGCTTCAATTATTGGTTGTACTTTATTATAATCCACACTCTTCATATATACTTGAGTTTTTATCGTTTTCAAAACATTCTACTTTAATTACCTTACATCTGCCAGCATCAGTCTTAGATAAGACCTCGTTGAAATGCTCATAAACTAATTTAGCATTACTCTCAGCTCCCATCTTATCCATTAAATGCACTTTAGCTAATCCCATTTGTCCCATTTGCTCAAAGATATCTACAAATGGATCATCTTTCTGAATCAATAATGTATGATCCCACATATGATCCATCCAAGACTTTAAGCCATTACCTACTGGTTTATCTTTAAACCCACCGTAATCTACAATCCAGTTCATGTCATCTAACTGATTTTCTTCAATTGGTTCGTTTGATGCAAACCATACCTTAAATTTTAAGGCATAACCATGCAATTTTTCACAGTGAGAGTGTGATGCTTTCCACTGTCTTATAGCAACACTATAATTATCAAACATTTTTGTACTTATGTATCTTCCCATATTGTTTATTGTTTTTTATTTAACTTACTTAAATTTGCTTTAATAGACAACTCTTTTCCTTTAAATCTTCCTTGTAACCAATTTTCACTGATTAAGCAAGGATTATCTGGAGTTGTTCTTAATTGTGTACCATCTTCTTTGTGATACCACTTTGTTCCCTTAGTTTTTTCAGCACCTACCTTACTACCCTTTGTAGTTCTATCAGCATTAGGGTTATTTTCTTTCCACAACTCCCATCCCTTTTTTGTTTGTTGTGAGAGCTCTTCATGATTGTATTTTTCTTGCTTTGCTTTAACAGCTTTTTTATTATTTTCTGGGTTTTGAAATGGATGCTCTTTATTTTTAACTTTTTCCATAGTCGCTTTCAAATTACTTTCTCTAGATTTTTTATCTGTAAATGGATGACTACCTTCTTCTAGTCTTTTTTTATTTGATTTACTCATCAAATCAGACTTAATGATTGGATCTATATCCATTCTCTGACCAATCCTAAAAGCAGCTCCCCAATCTCCTTGACTAATGTGTATATTTAGGTGTTCTTCCATTGACACACATTGCAAATTACTTAATTCAGAATTTTCTCTATTTCCATCTATGTGATGAATGTCATATTTTCTACCTTGTTCATCTAATGGTATTGGTCCATTTGCTTTTATCCAAATCCTTCTATAATCTTTCATGGTTGTTTATTATAAATAGTACCGTATCCATGAAACACTATTCATATTATAAAAATAAATGTGTTGTAGTTTTAAAGTAGTCTTCTAAGAAGCTTTTTGGATACATTAAGATGTTACCTGTATAATTTCTTGTAGAAACCTCTTTTAATTGTATCATTACCTTCTTTGCAGCTGCAGCCTTTGCTACAGCTTTACCTAAGTCACCACCTGCTGGATGTCCTAAGTAATCAAATAAAGATAACATTTCATCATTATAAACTATTTTGTGATCTCCTCCTGTTGATGTTTGATTGTTTTCCATGTTTTTATTGTTTTTAGTTAATATAAATAAATCTATTCGATAAAACAACAGAGCTCCAATAAAGTTTGAAACTATTAATGAGCTTGCTGTATCTAGTTTAAGTAAGTTGGCACAGAGCCATAATGATGGCCATATAATCACAAAACCTATTTGCCATTTGAAATGATAAGTTAGTATCCTATTCCAATTCCAATTCTTTATTTTGCTTATCATTCTCTTTTTGTTTTTGTAACGCTATCTTTCTGTAGCTGTTAAAGAATTGAATAAGGTCTTGGTTCTTGTTTACTTTAAGTGCTTGTTCCCAATAATCGCCATTAAACTCTTTAACTAAAGCTTCTCTTAACTTCTTAAGTAGTCTCTGCTCTTCATCATCGTAATCTTCCATAAGCTTATTATATCGCTTTATGTACTTTAATTCAATAGTGTGTAGTTTGTGCTTAAGACTTTCAGGTCCTGCAGTCCAACTCTTTACGATCTTAGCTTGTTCTTCTTTGGCCAATACTAACTCATGTCTAGCTTGTCGTAGATAGTCACTTGGATCATAATCTCCATGTTCTATTTGTTGTAGTGTGAAGGATTTGCCTAGTAGTGCATCCTTTCTTTGAAGAGGTGGTTTCTTCTTACTCCGTCTCCACCAGTTGAATTGTGACATCTTTTTGTGTGTTTTCTATAATTTGTGCTTCTTCTATAAGCCTACAGAAATACAGCATACCATCTCTTTTAAGGGTTGTATCACAATTGGTATACTCTCTACACTCTTCAACAGGGAAGCCTTCACGATCTCGGAAGGCTCTAATAACTTGATATAACTTATCACTAAATGATATGACTGGTGTTCCTATAAACATAATATAAATATACAAAAAAAGACTCACATAAGCAAGTCTTTTTTAAATTTATTTTTGTTTAATTGTTTATTTTTTTGGTACAGCTGCTACAGCACAATTTTCACCAGCATCTGACAATACATCATAGTAATCATACATATTACCTAACTTGCTTACTGCAGCTTTCCATTTTGGACTAGAAGCAGCGCCTTGAGATTCTGGATATTTTGATACATCTTGAGTAGGTATTAAGTTTCCATCCAAGTCAAGTCCGGCTTTTTCATTATATTGATTTAGTTTCTGAAGTGAGAATACGTTATCCTCATCCATTACAAGTAAAAGTGTGCTATTGGTTACTTTACCTCCTAATGTTTTACCTGATGGTTTAGATGTTATCTGTTTAACCTCTTCTGGAGTTAGTAATTTAATTGAGTTGCCAACTTTTGCAATACCAACTGCCAAGTTATCAGGATACTTTTTCAACTGCTGTAACATGTTGTTTTTGATTGCAGGATCGGTTAAAGCTTTGAGGTCATCTCTATAGACAGATTTTTTTATATTTGAAATATCCGATATAGCATCATTCTTATCTTCATATGCAGCTGAGATAAATAATTTTTTACCATTAACTGTGTAAAGATCGTTTTCATCGTAGGATGCATATAGTTCTACTTCATTTACTACTTTTCTAACCTCTTCGCGGATTAGTTTTCTAAATTCTGATATTTTCATTGTTTAATTGTTTAATTGTTTAATATAAATAGTCTTTATTTACTTGTAAGATGTGCTCTTTGCAACTCAATCGATAATTGAGAAGTTCCATTAGATCTGAAAGTAACTGATATATCATATTTTTCCTCTCCTACCATTAAGAACATATCCATAAATAATCCTTTATATTGATCTGTATCCTTAATGTGTATTACTGGCTTACCTTTTATTCCTACTGGTGGTGCAAGAGTTACAACAGAACCTGGTTTAAAAAACTGTGGTCTAATCTTACTTGCTGTATCCATCATTGCAGATCCATCTAAGTTAGCAACTACTTTGAAAAATGGAGGATTAATATACACATCTTCCATTTTTGTAGAAACTAAGCCTAAACCAAATGCAACTAAAGTTTTTAAACTTTCATCTACCTCTTTTGGTTGCTTATTAGCTACTGCATCATAAATAAACACTAAAGCTTTATATGCTGCATACTTAAATTTCAGTAACTCCATCTGCAAAGTATTTGGTTTAGGATTTTTAGATAGATATGCATCCACATCAAACTTTGGTTCCCACTTAAATATTGTATTTCCAGATTGATTCTCTACATTAACAAAGCTTTGTATTATCTTTTGCAGTCTAACTATTCCATCCCTATATTGAGATGCTTTGAATGACAACTCATCTTTAGATAAATTATAATCTGTCTTTACATTTTTTTGATAATCCTTCAATCCAGATTTTAACTTACCAGCTTGTGCATCTGCCATCTTCAAAGATACAGCCACTATAGGTGTTTTGGTAGATACCTTACCATTGAATGTAGGTGAAAATAAATTATTAAGACGAGATAAATTCTGAGCTCTTTCTGATTGTGGAGCATTAGCAGACATATTCTCAATAATTTCTAATATAGATATTATAATATCTTCAGAACCATTTCTAACAAAGTATACATCACCAGGACACCACTTATCTGCAGGAACTTTAGATACTTTATTACCTGCTCTTCTTATTCTATCAAAAAGATCCCCTCTTTCAATATAAAAGTCTGAATTTTTATCAAAGAACTCGCCAAAAGTCTTTCCATGTGATAAGCCTTGATTGATAAAGTCTACATACACTTTCATTGATTTTTTGTCTGTTGACTTTTCTATTCTTGATAATAAATCAAGCATGTTATTTACAACTGGTTGAGGTAAATTAGTTACATTACTCTTCTTATCTTTTAAATATTTTGTTAATTTTGCTGCTATAGGCTTGATAGTATCCAAAGTTACATTATCAAACGCTTCTGGATAGTATCCAAATAATACTGAAAATCCTTCTTTAGCATTTGTATCTGTCTTTGATTCCTTAGGAGCAACTTGAAAATTAAACTCATATTTTACACCATCAACTGATAATATCATTCTGGATGCTTTGTTTGGTTTAACAGCTACTAAAGCTTTTCCTTTTAACTCCTTTTGTAAGGCGCTTACTACTGATCGTACTATACCAATACGATCATCTGCTTTTATTCCTGGAATATATAATGTGTATGCTCGTGGATCTGTTGGATTCTTTACTATTGCACTAATATCAGCATTAGCTAGCAAACCTTTGGATTTTAATACAAATTTTTCAATATCAAAGTTAGAAACTTTAACTGCCTCTGGTAATGGAAGAGTTGGTAATCCTTCTGCTTCTAAAGCCTCATTAATGATTATGACCTCTTCTCTTTCAGTAAACACTCCATCCACTATTGTAGGATATCCTTTTGGTAGTCTGTAAGAGCATTCAGATAGTATATGTGCAAAATTAACATGAGAATAATCTTTAACAATTTGTTCGTCAATTGTTTCAAGTATTTTATCCAAACTAATCTTACTCATTATGCTAAATTTTCTAATTTATACTTAGTTGAGTATAATAACTCTTCAACATTGTCAATTTGATTTTGAATCCAAGTATCTTGAAGATTCTCTGCTTTTCTTAGTTTATCTAAAGCAGCAATAAGTTTAACAAAGTACTTAATGATATTACTCACTTCTGCATTGTTATCCATACCGTCTATATCTTTAAATTCAATTAATCCATTCTTACCTTGATAAGATTCTACTAAACCGTCAATCAAACCAATGATTTCGTCATAGTATGTGTTTAATGCAATATGAGCTGCATATGATCCTGGTCCTTTTACTCTTAAATGAAACACGTGTGCTTGTGTTCTTGAGTGAAAAAATAATGATGCTAATTCTTCCATGTTTTTGTTTTGTTTTATTCTTTTATATAAATAGTCTATGTAATTGGTTTGTTTGTGTTGTTTGATACTAGATGACACCATTCTATAAAATTACTTTCTGACAGATTGTTTTTCATCATGTTTATGTTCTTATGTACCCACTGTACATTACCAACTATATAACCCTTTTTGGAATCTATTCTATCTAAAGATGCTGTTTGCACATCTTGCATATTTGATACACCTCTATGTTGACTTCCAAACCTAGGATTAAGTAACAGACTTGCTCCAGAATATACACACAACTTATTCTGCTTCTCGTATAAATTAAATAAGTAATCCATTGTAACATCATCTTCAAACAACATTCCTCGTCTCTTTGCATTTTGTTTGCAGTGATTATAATATGATAAGGATAATTCTCCAACTACAACACCATGAAATCTAGTTGGATTTTTACACCCACAACTTTTAGTATAGGAGTGATTGAGTTGATTATTTTGGATCGCTCGCTTAGTTCCACAAACACACTCACAATCATTATAATAAAGTCTTCCATTCTCTTTTTTGTATCTATCGGATGTGACTTTCCAATTACCTACATAACTACCTATCTTTACTTGCATATTAGTTCCCGTTTATTATAAATATCCGGGAATTAATCAAACACCTGTACTACCATAACCATTCGCTCCTCTTTCTGTCTCAGATAGCTCTTTTATTTCTTCTAACTCTATTTGAGGGTATGGTATTATCACTAATTGCCCTATTTTCTCTCCTACATTATACAAAGTACTGTCCCAAGCTAATCTCTTGAATCTGAAAGTTACTTCACCTCTATAACCAGAATCAATTACTCCTACAGCATTGGATAAAAACATATCCTTCTTACTTACAGAACTACGTGGAAAAAGTAATCCTACGTGTCCTACGGGTATTTCAAAGGCTAAACCAGTTCCATACTCAACGTACTCATAATCTCCTGTTATAACAATTTCTCTAGAGATTGCTGTTATATCTAAACCAGCATCACCATCCTTTGCATAAGTTGGAGTTACTGCTTTTTTGTTTACTTTTTTAAAGTTTACTTTCATCTTCTTTGTTATTATATGGACAATGTCTACAACCATTACCACAGCAGTACCCCCTATCAAGGTGATACTGCTCGGTCATTACCATTCTACCATTATCATAATAAAAATGATCTGGTTGTAGTTTAGGTTTAGATTGTTCTTTTACAAACAATTCATATATCCAATCGTTCTGAGTTGGTCCCATTTTATTTTACTTCACACGCTCCTCCAGAACAAGCGAGATTTTCTTTTAACTCTGTGTTATCATCTAGCTCTATTACTCTACTTAAATCTATATTTGTTAAGAATTTCATAAGCTCATTGTATCTTTCTTCTGTACAATCTTCAAAAGGACTTTGCACGTAACTACCATTGTCATAAGGTAATACAGATAAACCATTATAGTGATCTTTATTATCCCACATCCATTCACCTACACCATCCCACTCTTCTGGTTTGATAGATACAGTTGCTGATACGTTGTGAGTATTGCTTCCACTTCTATGTCCTGGTTTAACCCACTCTAAATGTACTTTCTTAATACGTTCTAGTAATTGAAAAGGAGATTCAGTTCTTAAAATAGATCCTTCTGGTGCTTTTTGTGGTATACAAATGATAGCAGTATCATGTGGTCTAAAATAATCATCTTCTAATAACTCTGGATTGTTAATTAATAGGTAGCTATAAATTGCTTCATTTTTACCAACTCTAATTCTACGAATATAATAATCATTATGCCAAGCGTGAATACCACTTGATGTTCCTAATGTTAAAGATGTTGTACCTGCAGGTTTAACTGTAGTTGTACGAGCTGACTTATTAATACCAATAATAGTTGCAACTCTTTCGTTCTCTTCTTTAACAATCTTAGCTGCTTCTTTCATATTGTATCCTAAAATAGTTCCAGATCCAATACCTGTCATTGATACTCCAATTAAAGCATCTTTTTCAGTTGTACGTTTCCAAACATCTCTTAAGTAGTGAAAGTTAGTATAACCAGCTTGTAATGTTCCAATTAATGCAGCTGCTTTAACTCTTGCATTCAAATCTTCTTGTGATTCAATATCACTTACGTTTACTTCACATAAGTTACAGAATTGGAATGGACGTAAAGCAATTTCACAACATGGATTAGTTCCCCAATCTTTATCATTTGTTAAATAGATTCCTGGTTCTCCAGCACCACTTAACTCAATACGTTTCCATAAGTCCATGAAGAACTCTTGTGTAACCTTATGTCTTAATAAAGCTGCTGAGTTATTAGCTCTTCCTCTTTGAGGATTGTTTTCCCACCAGTTACCTGCTTTACAAGCAATCATTTCTTCATCGTCAGCAGAAAACAAACTAATAAGAGCTGCTCTACGAATACCACCTGCCAATACTGCATCTGCGATGTGACAAACCATATCATGCGCTTCAATTGGTGTAATTTTATCTCCATTTTCTTTTTGGTCAAGTATTCCTTGAACTTTAATTAAACATTCTTTTAATGGTTGTGCTCCTGGTGCTTTTCCACCTGAAGTTACTAACCTTGCTCCTTTTGGACGGATATCATCAAAGTCAAAATCAATTGATGAACCTCCTGTAAAGTAACTTTTAATTAATGCTTTTACTGCATCTGCCCATCCTTCAATACTATCAGCAATTAAGAAACGCTTATGTCTTTTTGCATTTGGCTTTCTAATTTCTGGTAAAGCATCAACATGATGTTTTTGTACTGAGTAACCTACTCCAGTTCCTCCTAATAGTAAGAACATTGCTTCTCCAAAAGCTCTTACATCGTCAATTGGCAAATAAGCACAATTGTATATTCTGTTGGGAGACATCTCGATAGACTTCCCAGCAAACTGTAACGATCTCATCGAAGGTAATATTTGCTTGTTGTAAACCATTTCATACACTTTATTAATTTCTTCAGCTAACTGAGGATACTTTTTCAAGTGCATCTCTTTGTTTCGTGTTACTAACTTATTCCACGTTTCTCTTCGTTGTAACTCCGGTACGTACTTACTGTACTTCATAAAGACAGTGATTTCACTCAAGATCTCATTCGATATTGTCATCATAGATTTTTGTTTTTTATAAATTATTGGTTGTACATATAAGTAGTTGTAAATCCACCCTGTCGCTGTTTTTTACTTAATTAAACTGTTTAATTCAGCAAATTTATTCGATAGGGCTTGTCTCACCACTTCATCATTGTTTTGCATTAATATTTTTGCTTCTTTTCCAAGCACTGTATTCTCAGCATATATATCGATATGAGCTGTTGACATATTCATTTTACTTGGGAATGTTAAACCATCAGGTCCAAAACGATTCTTAATAATATGCCATCTACCTGTACCAGAAATCTTATCTGCTGTTTTACGTGATAAAGATATTACACAGTCAGCAACCATAACCTTTGAATATGACTCAGCAATCTTATCTGCCTCAATCACATCCTGTTCTAATGCTGATCTATTTGCTTGTGATGCTGTCCAAATTGGTACTTGATAAGTTCCAGCTAACCCTCGTAGGTCCTCATAAATGTTACCTAACATGATATCATTTCTCACTGCTCCTTTCACTCCAGTATCTCTTAATAAGTCGGCATAATCCAGTAAAATGATGTCAGGTTTGATTCCTTGCATCACACACTTATCAATGTGAGCTGATATTGTATTTACTGTTGCTGATTTAGTTGGATAATACTTTATGATTAAGTTTCCTTTCATTCCTTTCAAAGCTGTAACAACTTCTTCTTGATGAAACTTTAAATCTTGTGTTGGTATGCTTGTATAGTGAGAGTCAAATCGAGCACCTACATATGTTTCTGAAAGCTCTAATGTATAATAGATTACATTAAGTCCTTTCATTGCTGCAAAGGCTGCCATATTAACTAAAGCCATTGACTTACCAATACCAGCAGGAGCAACAAAGACACCCATTTCCCCACTTCCTAAACCACCATCCATAATATCGTTAATGATATCCCAAGGAGTTGGTACAGTGTTTCTTTTATTCTCAACAAAACGTAAAGCAACATCTTCAATATAATCATGACCAACATTTCTATCAGTTCCTGCTTTCATAGCTTGATCGATTGAGTTTTTAATCTCATCGTACTTACCTGACTGAAGTAGTTGTACTGATTCTAATATTGCTGCTTTTAGTTTTTGATTCTTACAGAAATCTAAAGTCTTATCCTTTATGTACTGATTATCCTCTGCTTCTGCATACTTTAATATCTCTCTAATGTTATCCACTACTGTAGTTTTCAATATATCTACATCGATAGCATCTAACTCTACCTTTAGTACTTCTAAAGTTGGAGGAGATTTATATTCTGAAAAGTATTTTAATGCTGTGCGAGCTATCCATTGACTTGACTCTGAGGAAAAGTACTTTGGCTCTATGATATCGTGTACCTGCTGTAAGAAAGGTCTATCCTTTAATAGGATTGACAATACTTTGTTTTGGAAGTTTGTTCCATAAAACTGAAGGGTATCTTGTTGTGACTGCATAATATAACTTTACTACTTTTTATTTAATCTTGCAAGGTAAATTGATCTAATTTTTGAGTTACCTCTCTTAACCACATCTCTACGTTCTTAATAGCATTTGTCATACCATCTTCGATTAACATAGAATGGAATTTGAGTTTTCCCAATCTTGCTGCTGGTGTTTCCATCATCCCAATGATCTTCATCTTATTACTCATATTAACATCACTAACTCCTAGTTGGATAACATTATGAAATAATCTAACATCACTTTCAGCTTCTAACACCTTATTGTATATTTTAACTTTGCTATTTGCAGATAGCTCTTTTACATAATCAAAGAATTGATCGAGATCCATCTTCTCTTCTGTAAGCTTAGGAAATTTATCTACTACTGACTTTGGACCTACACCACTAACACCTGGAATATTATCACTATCATCTCCTATTAGAGATCTGTATATAGCAAAGTTATAGGGTGGTATTCCATACTCAGTAATAACATCATCAGAATAAAACATTCTCTTTTTAGTAGGACTCCAGATATGAACTCTGTCATCTACTAATTGCATGAAGTCTTTATCTGAAGACATAATGAATACTTGAGAATCTTTTTGTGCTAAATAATCATTAGATAAATAAGCAATAACGTCATCTGCTTCTGAACCATCTACAACTATTGTAGTAATAGGCATAACACCTAAGTACTCTGTTAGTCTTATTAGTTGCTTCAGTTGTGTATCTTCTTTGTCTACAGTTTCTGATCTGTTTAGTCTAATCGTAACCTTTCTATTAGCTTTGTAGTCTGGAAATATAGATCTTCTTCGAGCTGCTCCATTCTTACCATCAAAGATCATAATCAATCTTGTTGGATTAATCATTTTGATAGCATGTCCTAAACTCATTAAAGAACCTGATATTCCTCCTACATGTTCTCCATTACCATTTGTAACTGGACTTGCAGAATAAGCTCTTATAAAAAGATTGAGACCATCCACAATCAATACTCTTGAGTTTTTATGAATGGTCTCACTCTCGTTTTCTTTCAACTTCAGCTCATTAATTAGAGCTTGGTATTTGTTTTTTATCATTATTCTCCTTCTCCTTCATCTACTGTGATTTGATCTGGATCAATTGGCTCTTGATCTCTGTACTTCATAATTACTGTATCACAAATTTGTCTGTAACAGTAATCCTTTAAGTCAGCATCTTTAACTAACATGCCTTTCCAATCCTTTGCCATAAATTTAACTATCTCACCAGTCTCAGTATTAGTAAGTGTATAGTGAGCTCCTGATGTAGATACTAAACCGTATTCCTTCATTAACTTTAACCAACTATTACTATCATCAATACCTGAATTAAAGTAAATATCGAATACAGCTTTCTTGAATGGAGGTCCCATACGATTCTTAATAACTTGTGCTTCTGTTTGAACACCTATTATTTGCTCTGTAGCTCCAGAACCGCTCTTTAACTTTCCTATACCTTTAAGTCTGATTCTACAACTTGCATGAAATCCTAAAGCTTTTCCACCTGATGTAGTTAATTTATCTCCAAACATTACTCCCATCTTCTCTCTTAATTGAGATGCAGCTAAAAGCAATACTCTTTGTTTACCAATTAGGTTTGTAATCTTACGCATAGCCTTTGACATTAAGATAGCTTTTGTAGTTGCCCAACCATCTTTCTCAAAGTCAGCATCCTGTTCTACCTTAGTAGTAGCAGCTGAAACTGAATCAATAACGATTGTAACTAATCTATCCTTAGAACTCTTACGAACTGTCTCGATAATATTCTCAACAGCTTCAAAGATATCTTCTATTGTCTCAAGAGGTAAATATAACATATCCGATACATTTACTCCAATAGCTTTTAGAAACTCTTCACTTAAAGCATTCTCAGTATCAATATATACAGCTAATCCACCTTTCTTTTGTGTGTTAGCTAATACGTGAGCCATAATTAAACTTTTACCTGATGCTTCCATACCCTGTAGTTCAACAATACGTCCTACTGGTAATCCTCCATTTGGTCTATTAGAAATAGCCAAGTCTAACAGAGATGAGCCTGTTGAGACCCATTCTGTTAAATCTGTTGGTGTTTCTTCTTGTCCATTTAGGAAATGAGCAGCCTTAAAATCTTTGAACTTTTTATTTAGACTATCAGCTAATAATGAAGCCAGTTCGTCTCTTCCTGATATTTCTTCAGGTACAACTTTTGTCTGCTTTGCCATGATACTAAGAATTAAATAATGAATCGAATGCTGAAGAAATATCCTCTGACTTAGTTGCTGTAGTAGCTCCAGTTAAAGGTTTAGCTGCTGCTTTTGTTCCATCAGCTGCTCCTGAGTTTGGATCTAACCATTTCTCTAATGCTTCAGTCATTTCTGCATAACTTAATTCAGTAAACATTTCCTTAAGATCTTTTTGACCATTAACGATTAACTCAGCAACTTCTTTCTCAGTTGTAGCTGGTGATGTGTTAGGTTTGATACGAACTGATGTAGTTGGAAAAGCTCCTTCTTTCTCAGCTGCAGTGTATTCTACTGTTATGTCACGACCATTCATGATATCAGTAATATCACCGTAATCAGGATCTGTAATGATACTTAATAATTCTGTATAAATTTGTTTACCAAAAGCCCAGAACTTAACTCCTTCTTCTTCTTGTCCTCGAACAACGATTGGAGCATAAACACGAAACTTTGGTTCAATCTTTTTACCTAACTTCCAGTCATCTTTATCACCAGATCTCTTTAACTTTTCAGCAAATTCTACAATAGGATCAGGACGTCCATAAGATATCGGAGATACCATTGTACGTTTACCAATTTCATAGTGAAAATACATTTCTTGGAAAGGATTGTTTTTATCGAATGCATAGGGTACGATACGTACTTGTTGTTTTCCTACTACTGGTTTCCACATGTGCTCACTTGCTTTGTTTCCACCTCCGCCACTGCTGGCTTGTTGCATTTGCTGCAACTTTGCTTTGATTGAATCTAGGTTCATCTTTACTTGTTTTTAATTGTTATTACTTAAACTTACTTTACTAACTTAAGGACTTTTTTTAATACTTGCAACACTGTTGCCTAACTTTTTACTTCCTTTTTTAGCTTTACTCTTTGATACTTAAACTTACTAAACTTTTTTGGATAAACCAACTTTTTTCTTATAATTCTTGAATCTTTATTGTTTTATAATCTGCTTGGCCTTCTGACAGTACTAAAGTGTCTCTATAGTTGTTCCAATCAATTATAAATGTTTTATCTAATATTCCATTGTTCAATACACAAATTAAACTGTTAAGTGCATTAATACTGTAGAATGTGTTTGTTTCTTTTTTTCTATTAATAGATACTGTATTCTGTAATCTTCTTTCTCTTATGCTTACATTGTATACACAAATAACACTGTTAGGTGATTGTACATAATTGTAGCACTTTATATTTGTCACATCATCTACTCCATAAGCCTTATAGATTTCTCCTAAACTAATTGGAAGTTTATCTAAATAAGTGAATGTACAAAGTAGTTGAGGTCTCATTATTTTTGATCTACTGGAGCTGCACTAGTCTTGGTTAACTTATCCTGAGCTCCTTTAAGTGCTATCTTCTTAGCATCAATATCTGCAGTAGCTGCTTTAATGTTTGCAGACTTTTCAGCTTGAGTTAATTCCTTAACTGGCTTTCTTTTAAACTTAATATTGTTGTTTTTAAAGTACGACTCTAACTCTCTACGAATTAAGTCCTCTAACACTTTCATTTTAGACATAGTACATTTTTATATAAATATGCCTAATTATCTAAATCGATATATTTTTGTATGTTGTACCTTGTTTTATCTTAATTGGAAACTTCTCTAAGTTAATACTTTGTGGAATCACTACATCTATAAGATACTTTAATTCAGCTCCTTCGACATCAAATAAGATACTATCGTATGTGTATAAGATTGGTTTTGTCTCATATCCTTTTAGCATTTTGTGAATACTTTGTAATATTAAAACATTACACTCAGTCTCATACATTTGAACAAAATAGTTAAATAAAGTATAACAGGTTATATCCTGGTAATTGGCTAATACCAGTCTCCTACCTGATACTGGACTTTCTATATAACCCTGTGTATTTATTGTCTCCCACAAGTATTTTGCAAAGTTATCTGTCTTCTTAAAGAAAGGTATATGTAGGTACTGATGATTTATTCCACCATACAATTGTCTAAATGTAGATTCTTTTGCATCACTAATTTCTTCCTTTGTTGGATTTGGATTGTTTGCATAATAAGTTGCTAAATGCTCATACACATTATCTGTACCAAAATCATAATCAATCAAAGTAGCTATCAATCTTGGATGGTATGAATTAAAGTCTAACTCTAGTAGTGATCCATTTGCATGTCTTGAAATGAAAGTATCTCTTGTATCATCATCTTTATTAAGTGCTGCAAAGTTTATTCCTCCAAATCTATTACTTGGCCTTCCTGTAGTAGTATAATAATTATATTCACTAAAACATAATTGCTTGTCCCTACTTAGTGTTTGACCAAATCTTTCTTCAAATAAGGTTGTGTCAATTTGTAAACCATTTTTCTCTATGTTATAGAAAGCATCCATTAAGTCATCTTGATAAAATGATAATCCGGATTGAACTTCTTTTATCCAGACTTCATTGAAAATATCCATTGCAATTTGCTCATGCTTATATAAGGATATAAACTCATTAGTCTTATAACATGATTGAAATTGTCTAGTATAATGATTTACAATACTTGGAGTGTCTGGATTGTGACCTTGATTAGTGTGTAAATAGTATTGCATCTTAGTATCAATGAAACGTGTTACATCGTAACCATTATATTTCAATACCATTATATCGTGACAATAAACTGTAGCTTCTTTTAAGAAGTCTAATTCGCTTTTTTGAAATACTCCTTCAGGATGGTGTGAGCTTAATGTAAAAGATTCTTTAGTGTTTGTGTCAATGAAAACAAAACCTATAATTGTATTGTTATGTTTATGTAATCTACTATCTTGTGTAATAGGATATAGAAACAAAACTCTACTTTTTAAACTTTCCAACTGTTCTATACTATCTAAAATCATATTAAATAATATACAAACAATTATTCAATTTATCAACTCAAAGTTATCCTTGAAAATTCTAAGAAGTTTTTAATTGCATAATTTACACTTGGAACTGATTTAGAAGCTTTATAAATCTGATTTTCATTATGAGTAATGATGTCTTCCTTTCTTCCAGTAAGCTTCCAACTAACAGATGCTGCTAAGTAAAGACCTCCATCTATTCCACCAGCTCTGCCTATATTACTATATTGTTCTTGATCTACTTCTATTGCAAAGCTATTATCATCATCTACTTTTTCTACAAAGTATCGAGTATCTGATCCTATAGAGTAATCTTGCTCATCAGGTTTGTATACATATGGTTTTGGATCTATAAATTGCAATACTGCAATATCAAAGTCATGTAATTTATCATAGATATAGTGATCTTTATTCTTATACACTCTACGTAATAATTGGCTGTTTGGGTTAGATGTTGGATATGTTTTTGCCATTTCATCAACCATATGATATTCACCAATATAATCCACACCATCTAAACTAAACTCACCTCCTTTTGTATAAAGGAAGTTGTTACCGATATTGTTTCTTCTTGGTGAAAACTCACTTGTTATTTTTTCGTTTACCATCTTATCCAGCTTTATATCTACACACTGTATTTACTGTTGTTGACCAATCGTTTGGTGTAATGCTATGCTCTACAGAAGTTACCTGCCAATTAAATCCTTTACGAATACTTTCTGGAATACGATCACTTGTTACCATTTGTCCAAATCCAAATCCACCTATACCATCTAAAGTAAAGCTAAACTCAAAAGGCATTGGAGTACCATCACAATGAGCATCTTGTCCTGATGTTGATGATTTTGCATATATCTCTATTAATGCTGAACGAAGTGCTGATGTTGTTGAATCATTCACTTCAAGTACTACCTCTTTAATTAAATCTGTAAATGTTGGTTCTGTTGGTGCTGGTGATACTGCTTTTTCACAAGCTGAACAGTCAGGTCCTTTAGAAGCTTTTTTAATAGCTAAGTTTGTAAATGTACCTGTAGCTGCTAATCCAAATGGCTTAAATGAATTAGCTTTACATCCATCACCCTTTACTTGTTGTTGCTTGCCATTGGAATATAA